CCGGAACAACTACGGCAACCGATACGCTTAACGATAGTGGATTATTTGTAAAGTACACAACTAAAGATACAACCATTGCCGGAATTAAGTTAGCCATGTTGAAAGAGATCGCTGAGATATACGAGAAGCGCGGGAATACGTTTGAGGGTGGATTGGTTAAATTAACGAGTAACTTTTATAATTATCTGAGTCAGTTTAAAGTTTACTAATGGAAATCGGACGATTAAATAGAAGAATTACATACACAACATTTGCTGCCAGTACACCAACGGCAACAGGGGGCAGTACAAAAGGCGTAGGGACTGAGGTTAGCACTTGGTGTGGTGCGAACCCACTTAGTCAGTCCGAAAGCCTCTTGAATGGATTACAGTTAGGTCAATCGAGTTATGAGTTTACATTTAGATACGAGCAAGGCACGAACATAACACAGGCGGTTGGATTGACTTATGAAACTAGAAAGTTTAAAGTAATAAGCATTTTAGAGATTGACGAGAATAAAAGAATAGTAAAAGTTTTAGCTAATGAGCGTACAAATTAGTCTTGATCCTATATCACATAAGCGGCTTAATAAGCGGTTTAAGCTAATGGAAAAACATTATCCAGAAGAGACGTTTAAGGCTATTGTGGCTATCTTATTCGATATGAAACTGATTGCACAAAGGAAAATTAAATCAGACGGTCATATAGTAACATCGAGACTAAGAAACTCTTTATTTGTCAAAACGATAAAGCAAAAGTTTGCCAATAGAGCAACTAATAAAAGAGGGTATAGTTTTCAAGGTGGTTCAAGCGATAGGGATTTAAGCGTTAACTTAAAGAACCAACAGGGAGCCGTAGGAACGAATGTGGTTTATGGAAACAAAATTGAGAAGTTGGATTCTTACTTAGAGCACGCGGCGAGAACAGTAGATGTAAATAAACGATTTAGAGAGATACCCGGACGAGCAAATAATAAGATCAGATGAAAGATTGTAGAACGCCATTAGTAACAGGATTAATAACCGCGATAGCCGCAAAGGCTACGGGGCTAACTCCATATACGAAAGTTCCAAAAGGAGATTTCAATAATCCTATTGCTTACCCGTTTTATTATATCACTAACATAACCGATATAGAGGACGGCCCAAAGAATCAGTTCATGTACAGCTACGATTTAGACATAGAAGTTGTATTTGCTGACCTAACGACAAAAGAAACGATGTGGACGGCTGTTAATTCAATCAAGGAGATAATTAATAACTGTGTACCATTTACAATAACAGGAGGCTTTGAAATAATGTCTATGACTTTGATTAGTACGGATGAAACCGAGGACTTATTAAATAGTCAAGATGTAGACACAACAATAATAAGAGTGAATTTTCAAATTGAAGACAATAATTAATTTTTAAGTTATGGCAAAAGTAGGAACATGTGTTAAGATTAAGATCGAGACAAAAGAATTGATTGGGGAATTAAGCACGTCCCTAGCAACAGCAATTAATTTAATCGAAGTGAGTTCAAAGGCTTCTAAGAGATCATCTAATTTCGAGTACGGGCGTTTGGCTGATACTTTATCTGTTAGTTCAATTGGCGACACAGACGGAGCTGCAACGGCTGAGAATTGGGAAGCGTTGCACGATGCAGCAGTAGCCGGGACGAAAGTACCGATTGAAATTACTAATTATGGAATTGATGGAACCACAGAGGTAGTAGGAGACATTAATATAGCCGGTACTGCATTGATTGGTAATATCACAGAAGATTATGCTGATAATGATAGAATTACTTATTCATGTGATTTGACATTCGACGGCGATATTGTAAAAACAGTTAATGTATAATGCGGAATGGAACGATTGAAATAAAACTACCCTTTCCGTTAAGGTGGGGTATATTTTACATTCCTCTAAAAAGAACTATTGGCTTTTCGTTTGATCAGCTTTCTATGTTTCGATTGTTAAAGAACAACGACATTGATTTACCTGATCATCAAAAATGGCTAAAAGAAACATCAAAGGCAATTATTGCTTCTGAGCAGATATTCGCTGGGGCTGAAAGTTATTGCATGGAACGCAGGATTAAAAACAACTTCACTAAGAAGGAGTTGAATACTGCGCTTGAATTAGCCGGAAACGAAGCAACGCAAAAGATAGTCAATTGCTATATGGATTCCGAGCAGTTAGGATATAGGAAGATGCCCGGCAAACCTAAAAAAAAAGTGAACCGCTAACTTTCTCTGAGTTATATAACATGGCTATTGGGGAGCTACAAATTGACCCTGAAAAGTTTTGGAGGCTAACGAATGGCGAGCTAAGTGGAATTATACGAGGCTTTGCAGTTAGGAGGGATTTAGTAAGCTCAGACCATAGAAATATAGTCACGCTTACGGCAAACTTAAACCGTAAAAGAGGACACGCAGCCAAAGAGCCTAAAGATGTATGGCCTTTAGATATTGACTACATAGATGTTGTGAGCATAGAAGACAGATTAGAGTATTATAAGAACATCGGAAAAATAGGAAAGAATGGCTAGCAAATTATCAGACTTATTTGTAAAATTAGGACTCAACTCAACATCTTTCAATAAGGGTATTGATAAGGCAGAGAAGAAAACAGGTGCGTTCGGTAAGGGCATGGCAAAGATTGGCGGTTTAATAGCTGGTGCTTTTGCTGTTACTCAGGTTGTTGCTTTTGGTAAAGAGCTTGTTTTATTGGGTGGTGTTGCTGAGGGTGTAAGAAATGCGTTTAATCGCATGGCCTCAGATAGTACACTAAGAGACTTACAAGAGGCAACTGCCGGAACCGTTGGCGAATTAGAACTAATGAAACGTGCGGTAAGTGCAAAGAATTTAGGATTGCCAATTGAACAACTGGCTAGCCTATTCGAGTTTGCAACTAAACGCGCACAAGAAACGGGGGAGTCAGTAGATTTCCTTGTTAACTCAATTGTAACAGGTATCGGTCGAAAGTCTCCTTTAATCCTTGACAACTTAGGAATCTCCGCTATTGAATTACGTAAACAATTAGAAGGGGTTGGATTTGAGTCTGCTAAAGTTTCAGACATAGCCGCAGCAGTTGGAAGGATTGCCGCCGAGTCAATGGCGGAGAGTGGAAAGATCATAGACACTAACGCAATCAAGGTTGCAAAGCTAACAGCTACATGGAAAGACTTCAAACTGTCTATTGCCGAGAGCAAAGGGTTCAATACATTTGTATCGAACGAAATTGATATACTACAAGATAACTTTGAAGTATTCTTTAGTGAAACTTTATCTGGTTGGGATAAGTTTTTAGCCATTACGGACGTGACGGGAAGGAATATGGAGATTCTAGCCAACAAATCAAAGAAACTAAGGGAAGAACAAAAAGGGCTAAACGATCATGTAGACGAAGGAACAGAGGCATATAGAAATAAGATTGCGGCCGAACAGGATGCAATATTGGCTGAAGTAAATCATATTCAAACCATTGGCGAACTAAAAAAAGAAACTGACGACTTAAAAGAATCACTAGAATTATATAATGTAGAGCAAGGTGTAGAGATTCAAAAAACATTAGCTCAGATAAAAGCCAATGAAGAACTAATCAAATCACTAACCACATTAAGAACTGCCAGAGGTGCAACGCCTGAGACTATGGCAACGCGTGGAGACGTTCCGCAGATAGGATTACCATTTGATCCAGAATCAGGATTGGCGAACATGGAAGCATTCTTTAATAGAATGAGTGAACAATTAGATGCGTTCACAGAAGACTATTTGTCCGACTGGAGGCAATTAGGCGAAGATTTAGACAACTTAATCATTGATGGAATACTTTCTATTGCTGATGAATTTGGCGCGGCTATGGAGGCTATTTTTGCGGGTGATTTCAACATCGAAGAATTAGGAGCTAGATTATTAAAAACAATAGGCGGTTTTCTTGGCGAGTTTGGTAAGATGTTAATCGCCTACGGAATAGCACAGGAGGCGTTTTGGACTTCGCTAGGATTAGGGCCAATTGGTGCAGGGTTAGCAATCGCCGCTGGTGTCGCTTTGGTAGCTATTGGCGGTGCAATTAGTGGGGTAGGCTCTAGGGTGTCAAAAGGCAATCTATCAACTGGAGGCGGTGCAAATGCACAAACCTTTAATGTAATCAACACTAATGCACAAGATCAAAGATTAGTTGCTAGTGTTAGCGGAAATGATCTTAACTTTGTACTAACGAAATTCCAAACTAATCAAGGAAGAATTTAATGGCATACGGCATAAAATACACAGGAACATTAATAGACCATTTCGGCAGAACGGTTAAAGTTGATATATCTGAAAACAATTATTCAGGTGCGGAAATTCCTGTAATACTTGCCGGATTAACTAAAAACATAAACGGAGACGACCAAGATTTATTCGTTTCTAAATTAGGAAGCCTAATTAGCGTAGGTATATTAACACAATCAGACTTCCAGTACATAGATTTATTCACCGGAGATTCACGAAAGTATAAATTACAGGTTTATATTGATGCTGTTTTAGATTGGGTTGGGTGGGTGATTCCTGAGAACTTCACAGAGCCATACAACGGGACACCTTATGCAACAACAATAACTGCAAGGGATGGTTTAGGTGAACTATCTTCTATTAAATATGAATTTACAGGTGTGCAAAGTAGTTTGTTCACATTGTTGTATTGCTTAAATAAACTAGCACCTACATTTATTGATACAATTAAATTAAACGTATCTGTAGACATATATGAAGAAAACCACGTCACTACAGATTCTTCGTTGAATCAAACATATATAGATCAGTCCAGATATGAGGGAATGAATTGTGATGAAGTACTAAATGATTTATTAAATCTATGGGGGGCTAGAGTATATCAAAAAAATGCTGAGTGGTGGTTCGTGAATACGGTGGGTTTTGGATCTGTACTAAACGTGTTTAAATATGGTTTTTCTGGTATTTTAATAAGTCAATCAAATATAAACACTGAGCTGTTTATAGGATTACCAAACAATGATAAGTTTGCTAATTCAGATCAGACTTTAAACGTACTTCCGGCATGGAAAGAACAAACCATAATAAGGGACTTTATATTTAAAAAATCAGCTCTATTGAATTATGAGTTCGATGATTGGTCACAAGTTGGAGCGGATTATTTGCCCGATGGTTGGAGCCAATCAGGAACGGGCGTAATTGATCGGTATAGTTCTAATGGCAAGGTATCAGCTAGGTTCGTAGATTACAGTACAGTAAGCCAGCCTACGAATTACATACTACAAACAATAAATAACATAGAAGGAAATAAGCACGGCTTAAAATTAAATTTATCCTTTAAGCTCAATAAGCTAACAGATGACGACATACTAGTTGGCTCTCAGTTCTGGGCGAAGATAGTGAATAAGTCAGGTGGCGGTGATAAGTATTTAACAAATGATGCTACATGGTCATCGACTGAGGTCTTTATAAATTTTCAAAAGGTAGATGTTAAATTAGCTTCCAATTCAGCATACATTGATTATGAAATACCAAACACATTAGTCATTCCTGAAGATGGATCATTAGAGGTTTATGTTTATAGTGCATTTGGTTCTTATTTGATACTTGATAGTTTTCAACTTCAATTAACATTCCCTCAAATAATTCCTTTATCACCGGAGCAATTTGGCGCATATCCAGACGAGCCAATAGTAGATTTAATACAAGTTGGGAATAATACATATATCCCTGATGATTTAGAATTATTAACAGGCGATTTTCCCGATCTAATAAATACTGGTGTTCAGCCATACAACGGAGAGTTAAACGAACAACATATCTATACAGGTGGATTATTCCTAAATAATGGCAAAAGCGAAGTAACTACCAACTGGTCGAAACTTCCTGTAAATTATGCAAACAAAACAAATCTTCACAAGGTAGTTGCAACGGCTAAAAGCGGAAAGGTCAATCTTCCTCAATGGGCTATAACCGGATCAATCCTAACTAAAGACATTAAGCCCGACAGTACGATTATAGATTACGAGGTAAATAATAATAAATACCTTGTCTGTAATGGTAATCATGACATGGAGAAGTGTATTTTCAATGGCACGTTTATTCAGATAGGAAATTCAAACGTGTCAGGATGGATATTGGGCGAACCTTCTGGAATTTGGAATGATGCTAATGATTGGGATGATAACGGTCAATGGGTGGATTCAGCACAAGTAGAAGAGACTATTGAGTTGGCAGGAGTAGGGCCACACGATATTTCAGCATATTTAGGATTTGGAGATACAATAACTGTATTACCTTTAGCACCGGATTCAATGAACGACGCATTTACGCCAATAACAACAGTCCCTCATATTATTGGAACTGATTTTCCAATTTATGTAGTAGCAGGGACACAAACAGTATCATATTCTAATACCTTTGAGGCAACAGCGGCAGGAGTGAATACAAAATTTACAGTAAACGTAACAATATAAGACATGGGAATAAATAACATAAACGACGGAGATACTGGGTTAGTAGCTAGAAACATTATAAACGAGGTAGTAGACCAGATCAACAAACTTGGTTTAGATATTCAGTTCAGCATAGACAACGATACTTTGTGGCATTATCCGTGGGTTAATGGTGATCTATTTATGAGGCTTTCGGCTGACTTTGGAGTGACATGGACGGATGGTATATATTTGGCTTATTCTCCGAGCGACTCTGCTGGTTGGACGGATGCGTTCTTTGATGAAACAACCGGAAACTTAAACTTTCTAAAAGGTGCTGTTTTGGATGAGACGGTTAACCTTGATGATCGTTATGCTTTAATAGCTGATGCAGCTAAATCAGTTTTTCCAATATCACTTCCAATTAACGGAACATTAGCCGGAAGTATTGCGGCGGCAGTTGAAGGGACTGATTATCCTGTGGGTTGGGTTTTAACTGCTTCGAGTGGCAACCTTTTAATTGAACACAATTTAGGAAGGTACGGCGCAGATGTTACAGTTTCTTACAATCTATCAGGAACAGAATATAAATTCCTAAGACCGTTTGTAGATGCTTTTCAGGGCTACACAAATTTAGATGATAATAATTTTAGAGTAGAAACAATATCAACACGTTACACGCAATCTATATTAAAACTTTATATAATAATAGAATGAGAAAATTAATCACATTATTACTTTTATTTATTTCAATCTTAGGATATTCACAACAGGACTCTATTAATTGGGATAAATACAAACCGATAATTGCATGGAAAACAATAATCAACAACGTACAGTATTTAGGACAAGACACATTTTCAGTTGTTGTTGCTCCCATTGACGACGATCCGGGAACGTTCCCTTTGGTTTACGGGAATTATATTGAGGATAAAAGAGGGTTGAGATATGAGGTAATTGATACCACAAATGCACCCACTTTAATAGTAGTTGATTTTCTAGATGCAAATTACGCACCATTTCAGGGAGAGGTGGGTACGGTTTATTTATCAGCAAATAACGGAGAATCACCATCTTTACCTACTGGTAATTTCGAGCAGTTAGACCCAGATGCTTTACAGTATGGGTACGGGGTTGATATGAGCTTACAGTGGGGGCACGGTATAGAATACGACTTACCGTTTAAACGATTAGTATTAGATACTACTTATGTAGAAATAGGTGACGAACCAAAGGGTACTATGTATTGGGATGAGCCAAATAGAACTTATTCAATTGATTTAGGCAACGGCGTAGTACTACAAGTAGGGCAAGAAACTCAAATACCCGTACATAACAACACAGGATTAACCATAATAAACGGTCGTGTATTATTTGGACAAGCTGTTTTTAACGATAGAATTACGGTAGGATTAGCTACCAATACAGAAAGATATACAGCGTTATTAATAGCCACTGAGGACATTTTAAACAACACGGACGGATTAGCGGTGGAGCTTGTAGGACGTGTAAACGATGTAAATACAGGAGGGTTGTCACTAGGTCCTATTTATGTAGATGTAGATGGACTACTGACCAATACAAAGCCTGAGTTTCCTGAATACACTTATCCAATTGGTGCAGTCGTGAAAGTGGGCGTAACAGATGGAATAATTCAATTCAGATCAGACGGTGTTAATTTCTATAATTCTATTCGAGATGCGTTTGACGGTTCGATTCGTGAGACTTTTGACTTTAGGACATTCGTTGAGGGTGGAGTAGTCAAGGGTGTATTGCTTTCTACTGATTCCCACGACAGTTTGACAACTGTTTTTAGTAATGGATGGTTTGATTTCACTGTACCCGATACGATTGATTTGACAGCCGGAACATTAAACGATTTAACTGATAATTACATCTACATAGATAAGGCGACTAGAACTCTGCAGACAGCTACTAGTTTTCCGTTCATAGAACATTCTAAAATCTCTTTTACTTCATTGCTCGACCCGACCACTACCGATACATACGGGGCAATGATTAACCAGAATTTTAACGACCACTTTAAATACACAGATGATAACGGTCATATTCTACATTTAGCTGCAAGATTACGAACATTAGACGCTAAGTGGGAAAGTGGAACGGCTGCTACCTTAACAGGAACAACCGCAAATGTATACATCCAAATAACAGCCGGAAAAGTTTGGCATTTACATTTACAAGATATGCCTGTTATTAATATGTCGACAGGAGATGTTATTTGGGTAGTCAATGATCCAGACGGAACCTATCGACCAACTTCAAATTTAAATGACATAACTGAATTTTCAGATGGTTCAAATTGGAATAATGAGTGGGGTAATATAGTGGTTTGGGGTGCGGTTAACAAAACAGGAGAGATAAGCCAATTACTTGTCAATCTTCCTAGTGACGGATATCAACAAGAAGAAAGTGCAATTGCAGACGCATTGAATTATACCAATTATACAATGCCTAGAAACTTCAGAGGAAAGGGTTTTTTGATTGGTAGGTTTACTATCAGAAGATCAGGGGCGAGTACAACTTATAATCCTTCTACTGGATTCCTTGATTTACGGGGTTTTGTTCCGAATACAACTGTAGGCGGTGGAACGGGTGGCAGTACTCCCGTAACGGAATGGACACAATTAAACGACATACCAGCTAGTTATTTGAATTTCGCAGGTGCTTTTGCAACTATTAACGCGTTGGAAACAGGGGTTGAATTTATACTTAGAGAGGACATGCCTTTAACTGACCTTGATTCAACAGGCTTCACTTTAGAGATACCCCAAGTAGTAGGGCTTGTAGATAGTCTTTCCGACAAATGGAATAATGATGGAACAAGTACGGCTGCTGGTGATTGGGATATTGGAGCGTTTGATTTTACGGCGGCAACACTAAACGCGACTAATCTAACAACTGGCTACATGCCTTACGATAATGGTACTAGTTTAGTAAATAGTACTACACAAATCATAGGAACAACTATGGTTACTAATTTATTTAGCGGAGGGTATCGTGAAATAAATACTGATGGGGGATCATTTACGATAGGGGGGTCAGCTCACACCAGTATTAAGAATAGTTTAGGGGGATCGGGCTACTGGTCTTTCACCCCGAGAGATAATGGAAGATTAGGTGTAACGTATGGGGCATTAAGTAGTGGAAATGTTAATCTGAATGCTGATATTATTTCCTTGTTTCAGAATGGTAATATAGCAGTAGGTAAATCAGCATTAGAAGACTGGGGATCTAATTTCACCACATTAGAGGTTGGTGGACAAGTGGGTATTATGGCAACTAAAGCGTCAGACAGTGATGGGAGTTTAAATATAACCCAAAATTCATACTTTGATGGGGGTAACTGGATATATATAAATACAGGAACAGCGACTACCCATAGACAATTTGGGGGGGCGCATACATTTAGAGTAGCTCAGAGTGGAACGGCAGGTAATGTTATATCATGGACAGATGCTTTAAATATAGAAGTATCCGGCAACGCTACTTTCTCAGGTAGTGTTACTGCGGATGAAGCGGTATTAGGAACAGAATTAGTCACCCTTGATCAATTAGAAGCAACGGCAGTAAGTTTTGGTAGTACTACTCAAATTCCATATATGAATATTGCCGGGGATGATTTTTTATATAGCAATAATTTAACTTACAACGGTTCATATTTTACTACAAATTGGTTTAGGGCAACTACCTTTGAAATATCAGAGTCGGGTTCATCAGCTACTCCTGACAGTGGCTTTGGCTTATATAGAGCAGATACAGATGGGAAGCCCTATTATATTAATGATGCTGGTGAAGAATCCCTTTTGACGGAAAGAAATCCAACAGGGGAATTCAGAACAACTGATCCGGCAACCGTAACAAATGGTTATGTTATGTGGATGAGTAATGGGACAGGAAGTGGTGATATTGGAGATATTATGATAAAAATTAATGCGTCTGCTACAACAAAAACAATTACTTTAGTAGATTTTAGTGCATTTTAAATTATGAAACAATTAGTTATAATGCTAACAATCGTGGTTTTAGCAACCACCGCAAGTTTCGGACAAAGTTACACAGTATTGGATTCAATTTTAACAGTTGACCGTAAACTGAAGGGAGCTTATCAAATCAAACGAAGTAGTTATGATTTGCTTAAAAAACTCATTTCTCAGGAGAAAATGAGTACTGATACAATCACACACAAGGAAGCGGTATTAAAACTTTACAGCGACATAGAAACGGCTGTAAATACTTATGAGCTTGAATATTTAGTAGTAAATGAAATAGAAATAACTGATTCCGTATATCAGGAATGGCTATTGGAATATCAAGTACTGAACGAGTGGATTAACAAAGTGACAAATGATCCTGACATTCAGGAAGCTACTACTATGTCTGAATACAAGCGAAAACTTGCAAGAAGGAATAAATTATTAGGGTATCACAAACAAATACAAGGACAAATAAATTAGTAATCATGAAAATTACAAAAGACAAGAAGAAACATTTCGTAGTAGGTTTTTTGATCGCATTAGCAGGCTGTTTTATAGCTTACTTTTTATTGGGTATGAAAGAAAATCCGATATACTTAGGGGCTGGACTTGCTATATTCGCAGGATTGGCAAAAGAAGTATGGGACAAAAAGACGGGGAGAGGAACACCAAGCCAAATGGACTTTGTATTCACCTTTATTGGTGCTATTTTAGGAGGTGGATTATTCCAATTTGTGATATATACTTTTATAGCATAAATTTATTAACTTTACATAACATTTAAAATTAGAAATTATGGCAGTAAGACCAAAAAAACCACCAAAAACAAGTCCAAAGAAAACAAAGTGATTAATCAAAGGAACATATCAGGGGTACTTTTAGTATTATCATTTGCTATTTATTTAATATTTGGCAAGGCAGGAGATACCTCTGATATGATCCCTAAAGATGCTCTAGAAATTGAGCGTTGGGATAGTTATTATTTTATAAACTTGGATTTACTTGTAATCTATTTAAGCATATTGGGTTTAAAATGCTACAGGGATAAATTACATAGAATAATAGTTAAAGTTTTCTTGGGTGTTGCAATGGGTAAGTTATTATTGAATTTGTTTTCATTTGTGGACATGGATATTTTCGATAAAATAAACACGAGCAGCGAAGCAGGGGTAATTATAGTATCGTGCATTGTTGTTTTTTTAATATACAGAAGTAATGAGAGACTGGTTTAAACAGAAGTACAAGGATATGTTATTACAGGGGCTAATAACCTTGTTAGTGATGTTAATAATGCTGTGGAGTGGTGGATTGTTGCAATCAAAAGAAAAGAGAGCCGATGTTCTAGATAAGAAAGCAGATAAAAGTTTAGTTGAGAAAAGATTTGCTAATCACATTCATATTTTTGAAGCTAATCAAAATGCAAAGATTGATTCTAAGGCTGACAAGAGTTTAGTGGAAAGCATGGACGGCAAACTTGATTTAATACTAATGAGACTTAAATGAAACTATCAGAAAAACAAGGCATATTCCTTTTAAACGTAGCCAAACTCATTCAATGGGTAAACGATCAAGATCAATATGTAACAGGTGGCGAATTACTACGCACAAAAGAACAGCAACAAATATATGTTGACTCATGGAAAAGTAAAACACTAGACGGTAAACATCTTGAAAAACTTGCTATTGATTTAAACCTATTCATTAATGGCATCTACAGAACCGACACAGAGGCATATAAGCCACTTGGTCAGTTTTGGGTGTCTTTGCATTCAGATAACCGTTGGGGTGGAGATTGGAACAAGGACGGGGCTATAGAGGACGAGAAGTTTAAGGATGGTAACCACTTTGAAATGAGATAGAATATTTTTCGTAACTTAGTAAAAAATATCATGAGCGTAATAGCATTAAATATAATCGTATTTTGTGCATTATTAATTATATGTGCAGGGATGGCTTTTAGTATTTACTTAAAAATAAAAAATGAGATTTCAAACAACTAGATTCATTCTAACAATCGTTAGTTCTATTTCATTGGCTGCGATTGCCTTTTATGGAATAGCTAAAGGAGACGCGGTAACGCCTCCTATGTGCGTAACCGGAATAGGAACAATAGTAGCAGGGTATCAGTGGAGTAAGGCACATACAAACGCAAAAGCAATTGAAAACAAAAAGCCTGAGTAATGAAAATACTAATATATTTACTAGTCATTGCCTCGCTTTCTAGCTGCATGACAACAAAACGAATGAAAAAGCATTGTGATGATTTCGCAATGGTCTGCGTAGTTCCGGTTAAAAAAGTAATTGAGTACAGAGACACGGTTATTTATTTGGATAGAGTAGTGCCTGTTAAGCTACCTCCTGTAACTATTACGATTAGAGATACCGTATTGGTCACAAACAACGAGAACAAGCCTATAAGTGGCGCAAAAGTACATATAAGCCCAATCCATAGAGTAGATGGGATTATAAAAATAGATGCCATAATTAGAAACAACAATCTAATTGTTAATGTCGAATTGATTGACAGCACTATATTAGTACCTATAAAGGATACCATATATTTAAAAGCAGCGATAAAAGAAACGACTACTGAAAACAATATAATACTACCACCTGTCAAGTTTATACCTTGGTTGTATAAATTAGCTATGTGGATATTATTAATTGAAATTTCAATATTGATCGGATGGGTTGCATGGACGTACTTTCTTAAAAAAGCCTCGTTTGTAAAAAATATTATTGGAATATTCACCTAGTAATATTCAAAAAGAAATAAAAGTAAGCCGGAGCAACGTTCCGGCTTTTTAAAATGGCATCCCTGAATCAACAAATACAGTTTCTTTGTATTCAATCCTTTTAGTAATCTCCTTTAGATTAGACATTGATTTTGGAATGTTACAAATCGAATAGCCATAACCATTCCCTATTTCTTTCTTGATTAACTTCCTTTTTTGGTAGCTGCGATTCCCTTTTAAATACGGCATTCTGTAAAGCTCTTTCTTCTTCCAGCAAAACATTATCCCATCAAATTCAAATCCATGTCTATATTCTATAACTTGTTGACTACTAATCATATTATATAGTTTAGGTATCGTTAGCACTACGTTATAGTTAACCGCTCTATACGCTAAATAATAAGAGAGCGGTATAACAATAACACTGTATAAACTTAATGCTTAATCCAGTGTTTCAAATAAACTTCGCTGCGTAAAGTCTTTTTCTTTTATTTTTCCCTCCCCTTTAAGAAAAGAAAAAATGTGTGCTATAACATCAACTGTCCATCCATTCCCAAGCATGTTGTATCGCTGCGTAGTACTAACTCCTTCCGTATATCCGTCTGGTACTGTCTGTAATTTTTCACATTCACTTGGCGTTAACTTTCTAATTCCGTTATCTGTTTTTATTTGGTTTTTAGTACTGTTCGTAATTATGGCATTAGATTTATTGTCTGTCCTAAATTCAATTCGTTCAAACCTTTTCAATCCACGCTTCTTGTAATCCCTTGGGTATGGTTGTGGCTGTCCTATTTGGGCGTTTGGTATTCCGATAACATCTCCAACAGTAATATTCCTGTCGGTTGGTTCGTTAAATTTTATATTTGTCCAATAAAAACGTGGTCTGTTTTGCCCCGAAACTACTGCCGAATTTATAAATATTGGTTCAACACCTAAGTATTCAGATATTATATCCCTAAATTCCTTTTTCATACCAACATTCTCGAGCAACCAATGTTCGGGGTTTAGATTTTCCTTAGCTTTAACAAACTCAAAAAACAATTTACTTCTTGGGTCGTCAAAGTTTAATTCTTTCCCTGCGGTGCTAAACCCTTGGCAAGGGCTGCCGCCTATTAATAAATCAATCTTTGGCAACGAATCAAAGTCTACATCAAGAACACTTCCCATCTGTTTTGTGTTGGGGTAATTCTTTTGTGTTATTTCCATTGCATATTTGTCAATCTCATACGCAAAGTAATTATCAATAGCCACTCCAACTTTTTCAAGTGCTATTTGTCCGCAACTCATTCCATCATAATAACTTACTATATTCATACTTTTAATTTTTTCAAAATTATTTGCTATATCTAAAAATAAAACAAAAAGGTGCAGTGTTTCAAACTAACTTCGGTTCGTAATTCCGCACTAAGCTTATACTTTACGTTATATATCATTACCTCCACTCGTGCCTCGTTACGGTTTCATTTCCGCTTTTGCTCATAAATAATAGGAACTTATTTAATCGTTTCAAAGCTCCCAATGAACCATGATATATAACGTCCCGTCTAAACTCGAAAGGGTTCAGTGCTTTAATGTCGGAAACGATAAATAACAAGGTCTGAAACGCAATTTAGCGTCAGCACTAATAAGTCCTTTCGACTTTACTTTTTGTTCTCAGCCTTTTCTAAAATAGAAATAGTTTCTTTGAGTAGTTTGTTTTCTTTTTTCAGTCTATCTACTAAACTATCTTGACATTTTACAAATGCCTCAGCCATTAGCATTTCACCATTTTCAATGATTCTTTCTAATAATTCAATTTTATCTTTCATACCTATTCCTTTTTTATAAAATTCTTTCACAAAAACTAAACTGCGTTTAGACGGGACGTTGTAGGCAATTAAAATGCTACAAATATTTACATTTCGAACATGCTTCACTAGTTATAGGATTATTGCAGATAGCTGTATCCTTTGGAATAAAGCATTTTAACAGTTCGCTTCGCCCAACAACACTATGTAAAATCAATAACTTATCGGTTGCTTCATCAATAGTTATTCGCTTTAATTTAAAGTCACCTAGTATTTTAAATATTTTATGTTCCATGTTCGTTACTATTTTTACATTTTACGTTATAGATAATCTAGGAATACCATTCGGTTATCGGGCCGGAGCATTTATCGCAGCCAAATCCATTACCTGTGTTTTGTATATGTCCACATCCCATACATACATACCCATCGGGTTCTTCCTCGTCCAGAGGTTCTTCTTCGTATTCATCTAGACTATCAATAACAGAGTCTAAATTTAAAAGTTTTATTTGCTCCTGTGCGTAGCCATCTAATGCTTGTCTTATCCAAAATTCGTTAGCTTTATTCTTAGCTTCTGGGATACGTTTTTGTATCCAGCTCATCCAATTGTCTAATTCTTTATTCATTATTTCTTAGTATTTAATTCATAAAACTTCAAAAGTTAGCCAAATCGTTACCCACCATTGCCTTCTAACTTTTTTATCCTATCTGCAATATTCTGCTTTAATTCTTCGCATTCCGCTGCCTGTATCTTCCACCAAGGCAACGGTTCACTTCGTTGGGTAACAAGGTCTAAATTTAACTTTAAAACTTGTTCAGCTAATTCCTCATTCTCTGTTTCTAACTTCTCAATTTCTTTATGCAATGCATCAAAGTGAGGTTGCATTTCTTTCTGTTCTCTGCTCGGTAACATACTCATAATAATTATATTTATTTTTTCAATTCCGTTTTAAAACTAAACTTAGCCAAACGTTATGGAGAATGCTTTGCTAACAAAAAGTCAGTAGCAGCAATCTCATTATCATACCATTCTGTTGGATACGTGCTATCATTAGATTTTAAATGTTCTAATCTACGTCTCCAATCTAACAGCTCGTCTATTCCGGGCAGCCGTTTGTATTTCTTGTAACCTGTTAGCAAAACACTCTCCATAACAAAGTACGATAAATAATTAATTTACTTTCTTTCGATATTACTGTAATCTATTAATCGAAGTTGGAATCCTAATAAGCAAAAATAATAATCGTATTTGCCATTTAACCACTTTCTGTAAATTGAGATTACATGAAATTCACTATCACTGTACTTGTGATAATTATTTTTTAACTGTATCGCAAATTTGTTACACTGATATAACATCCAGTAATCTTGCCAATATTTATTCATAATAATATACTTTAGTGTTTCAATTCCGTAAATTAAAAATTCATGTACAGGCCGTTACCCATCATTAATAGATTTTAAATATAAGTCTACTAATTTGGTAACTTTATCTATATCGCTTTCACCTGCAAGTTTATGAATCCATAAGCTAAAATCTATTAACGATTCGCGTTGCTGGGTAATAAAGTCTAAATTTAATGCTGTTTTATCACTCGTAGAATTTCCGTTTACTTTCTTCTCTATGTGCTCAATGTACTTTTCAGCTTTATCAGCATATTGTTTAAGTCCTCCTGTGTATCGTTTTTCATCGTTTTCTACACTTTCCCCTGCCCAGTATTCTTTTCTAATTGGCTTCTTTGGTTTCTTCATGTCGTTCACTATTTAGTAATTTATAATTTATATTTTCGTATCAATTGCGGTGCATATTTCACGCACTAAACTTAGTCAAACGTTCAGTTCAATTACCTCGCTACGGCTCGGTTATCTTCTCCATGTCGCTAAATAAATTGAAAATAATTTATTCAGATTCCGACATTCCCGAAGCTACCATTGAACTGAACGTTTGGCTAAACTTGAAGGGTTTCGTCTAAGCCCGCTACGGCAAAAGCACAGAACAAAGTCTAAACGTAATTTGGCAGCAGTGCTTATAATTCCCTTCAACTTTTATTTTTATTCTCGTCCTCATTTAAAAATAAAACACTATCTGTTGAGAATCCGCTAACATTCCCATCTTTATCAAACCCAAATATTAATCTTTCTCCACTTCTTGCTGTGATAGTTAAGTAGGTGTATTCCTTGCCTTCAAAACCGTCTTTAAATTTGTACATAATTTTATTTTAAAATGATTACTTCACAAAAATCAAACTCCGTTTAGCCAAACGTTAGCGGTCATATGCCTCAAAGAATGTGCTTGCCGCATATCGAGCATAGTGGTTTATTTCTTGCTCCATCGAATGATTGCGCCCAGTTCGGGTGTCGGCAAACAGACACGCTAACAATGTGCGATAAATCATTTTTCTTTATTACAGCAGTACTATCATATTCATTCATAAGTTTAAGTAATTCGTGTTGCTCCCACATGTCTGATATTCCGTGTTTCTTTTTAAAGTCTCTTAAATACTCTTTTGCTTTCATTAGTTTTCTCTTTTAATTCATAAATAAAATCAATTCATGCACCAGACGTTGTAATTCATATTTTGCCATTTAAAAGTAGAGGTTAATAATGAAATTCGCAATGGCAAAAAACGAATAACAACAAAGTGCAATATTGCATTTTTCTTTCAACTAATAAACGGCTTACGTTAATAAACCGTTTTTATAATTCCCCTCGCGCTTACAGTTTTGCAAACTGTCAATTATTAAGGATTGATATTTACTACAGTATTTTTTCTTCATCAAACCAGTATTCAACGCTACCAGTTGTGCAATAAATACCATTAGGTGATTTTTTATCATCAGTTGCAGCCTTTAATGCTTCCTCTTTTGTTTCAAAGTTTCCAATTTCAAATGTGAATCTGTCTGTTTCTGCTTTTAATTCGTGTAGTACCATCTTTTTTGTTTTTAATTATACCACTAAAATAATGTTTTCAAGTGTAAATAAACATGACAAAAATCAGCCTTTACAAAATAATTATAAAAACTGCTGTATAACATTTAATCGAATACATCTTAAACGCAACATGCACCGGACATTATATATCATTACCTCCACTCGTACCTCGTTACGGTTTCATTTCCGCTTTTGCTCATAAATAATAGGAACTTATTTAATCGTTTCAAAGCTCTCAATGAACCATGATATATAACGTCCCGTCTAAACTCGAAAGGGTTCAGTGCTTTAATGTCGGAAACGATAAATAACAAGGTCTAAAAGCAATTTAGCGGCAGTACCTATAAGTCCTTTCGACTTTACTTTTTGTTCTCAGCATTTTCTAAAATAGAAATAGAGACTCTGATTTGATGTACTCTATTATTCCAGAACTCTGCGGCTTCTAGTTTTCCTTCTTTTGTGTTTTTGACTGCACGTTCTCTGCTTTCTTGAATCTCTCTTTTTAATATTAAAATTGAATACCTCATACCTATTTCTTTTTTATAAAATTCTTTCACAAAAACTAAACTGCGTTTAGACGGGACGTTATAGTTCAGTTTGCTAATCATCTAAAAATCTCATATCAATACCCTTGCTTTCTCCGCATACACTACAGGCTTGCGTGTGTGTACAATCGCAAACCGAAACAATAACACAAGCTAAATTTAATTTTAAAACCTCAGTTTCTAGCCATGTAACATACTCCTCGTTAAATACTAACGGTGCTTTAGGTGGTATAAATATACCTTTCTTTACTTCTTTTAAGTACTTTCTTCTAATGTCTGTAATCTTCATTTTGTGGTTTTTAAACGGTTTTAAAACTCAACTTAGCAGCAACGTTCAATGCAATTGCCTTCGCTAAGGCTCGGCTGTGTTTCCGTTTCTGCTCATAAATTTATCTAGGTATTTATCCAATACTATTATGCCTTGCAGCGTTGATTTAGCGAATCTAATATCAGCAACTATTTTCCACAATTCTAATTCCCTGTCAGTCAAACCACTTGCTTGTGTAGTCTTTAATTTATTCATACTATAAATTTAATCGTTTCGAAACTCTCAACCCACCATTGCATTGAACGTTTGGCTAAACTTGAAGGGTTTCGTCTAAGCCCGCGAAGCCAAAAGCATAGAACAAAGGCTAAACGTAATTTGGCAGCAGTGCTTATAATTCCCTTCAACTTTTATTTTTATTCCCAGTCTTTAATTTTAAAATTGACTTATCAATCTTAGCCAGTTTTGTGTCATACGTATCTACTAATTTATTATTATTCTTGAAAGCGTAAAATCCCTGTTCGCGTTCATATTGTTTTCTTTTCTTTTTTAAAAATTTTAGCCTATCCATAATATTTTAAAATTAAATCCTTTCATAAAAATCAAACTCCGTTTAGCCGAACGTTATATGCAATAAATTTTTACCTCATTATTATTGTAATCATGGTGTACCGATGTAACCTGATATTGAATACCTCCACAAATCCAAACGTATTGGTTTATTATTGGAGCTTGCATATTTGTATTTATCTCTTCTACTATATTGCCATTTTGTGAAAAAAATTTAAAGCATATAACACAAGGTATAGCAAATGATTTTACTAAGTCATCCATTAGTCCGTCAACATCTACATGATGTGCTATTATTCCGTTCTTTTCCGATTCTTCAATTTCTACTGAATTTCTTTCGATTAGTTTAAATAATTTCTTTTTCATAATTGTAAATTTTGTGTTTCAATTCCGTAAAATAAAATGCCATACCAGCAACGTTATAGTTCAGTTTGCTTAAAGAGTTCAAATCTATCAGGACACATAAAAGTAATAGGGCTGTGTCGCTCTTTTGTTTTTCCGCAGTGTTCGCAAACCGGAACAATAACAGGGTGCGATAAATCATTTTCATTTACTACGTCCGGTGTAGATGCTAGTTTAAGCATTCTTAGTATAGTTCCATCTTCTGGTAATTCTATTCCTGCAATTGCAGCGTGAGCAATTAATGTTCTTTTTGCTTTTTGATAATTTGTTTCCATTTTTCACTTAGTTTTAAATTCGTAAATAAAATTAATTCATGCACCGGACATTAGCAATAATGCTAGCCAAACATATCATGCTTTCTTCTGTTCTTGCGGTTTCTAAGCTCTTGTTTTAGTTTATCATTAGCACAATTGCTAACAATATGGAAATGCAATAAATCAAAATTAAGCAACCTCTCAGCCATTTTAATCATTGTGCGTTTATTTGCATCAGGCAAAGTGTCAAATTCTACCTTGCAATTTTCTTGTGTATTCCAGTTTTCTTTTCGGGCTACCTCTTCGTAATTGTCGTGCAGCCACTTTGCTAGTTCTAATTTATTCATCTGTGTATAATTTTAATTTACTTCACTTGCACGGGGCGTTGTAGGTAATAAAAATTACTCAAAATCCTCAATATTTTCACTACCACAATCAGGACATTTATTACAAGGGTCATCTATTGCATCAGTTTCACTCACTAACATAGTTGAATCTCCTGTCCAATCACAATTATTACAAATTAATTCTTCTTCCATTATCGTAATTATAAAAACCTTTTATTCCACTAAAATAATATACCTTGATAAATATAACAATGACTTTTATCATGTTATTGATTTTTTATTTATAATTGCAGATATTTTATAAATTACATTTTGCTCTGAAATTGAATATCCGCTATATGATTTAACCAATATATATTCTTCATCAAAAATATCAAAATAATAATCTCCTTCCCGGACGTTATATTTAACTACGGCGGTGAACTCTTTATGTTTTATTCTGAATTTCTTGATTAGTTCTATGTCGGTTATTTCTATCATTACACATACCTTTCTTGATCTTCAGTACTCATCTTTGAAATTACATTACCCCGTTGCATTCTAAATTCCTTACAAGCCAGTAAAATAGTTTGCATATTAAATTTACCGTAGAATATACCGTAACTCCCTTTTAATAGCTTTTTAAAGAATAAAGTAAACTCGGCTATGTTGATCATGTAAAGTTCTTCTAATATCAATATGGAGGTAGTACCCACTTGTTCCGGGCTAATTTGAAAGTCCATCTTATTAGCCAATACAATCAACCATGCACTAATCCAATTAGTTATATTTTCATCGCCATAACAGTCTGACAATTCACGGAGCTTTACAGTATTGGTTTGAATACCGTCTAAGTTAGTTTTAACGGCTATGTATTTACTTGTACAATAATCCATGTTAAATTGCATTGCAAAGTCTTTAGCTGTTGAATACAAGCTTAAAACGCCCTTTGAGCGTTTACTTAAATCCGTTTTGGACTTGCTCAATTGCGCGCCTCGTGGTATCACTTTCAAAGCCTTTCCTATTATTTGTCCGATTCGTATCATTATTAAAGTTATTTCGTTTCCATCTTTGTAACCGTCTTTTCGTGTCCCAAGTTCTTTCTAATTGATATTTAATTTTGGTATTTGATCGGTTTGGCTCTGACCAGTAATCGTAAAACTCTCTAACCATATTCCTATCAAACTCCGGCACGAAATCAGCAAGTAAGTTATAAAACTTTCCTTGATACGTGATTATCTTAGCCTCTTTTGATTCGTCGGGGGCTGAAATCTCGTACCCACAATGCGGACAATTAAATGGTTCTTTCATGATTAAGGTTTATGATTAATCAAAGCATCATAGATATGCTTCCAGTCTTCGCGTGTATTACAGTACTGGATGTATGTTGGTTTCTTTTCTTTCGGTGGGTTTGGATTGTGTGCATAAATAGAATGCGGCTGTCCGTTCTCTTCTTTTTCCCCGACAATGATTAAAATATCTTCTTTATACATGTCAGATAATCGTTTCCATATCTGTTCAGGCTTCATTCTTACTTTCTCCGCTACTTCAATATAAGTAAGCTGACAGTCTTTTAAAGCGTTGTAGGCTATCTTTCGATGCGTCCAACGTGTTTCCATGTTGTTGGGGTTGGTTAGTGCTTTTAAACTTGCTGTTGTTGTCATGATTGTAGTTTTAAAGGAGTCCGCAGCCGCCTATGGTTGGGCGAAATTACTGCGGACGGTTTGAAATCTAATAGTATTTTAAAACATTTTTTGCTGTGAATCTACATCGAATCTCTTTTTTACTGATACTAAGTTTTTAATCATTTGAGAATAATAACTATCCTTTAGCTCAACCCCGATAGCTTTTCTACCCATTGATACAGGACTATAAACCTCTGAACCAACTCCAGCGTATGGAGTGAAAACAGTTTCTCCGGGATTACTCCAAAGTTCTACACATCTATCAATCACGTCTAACTGTAATGGGTGTACATGCTTTTCGTCGTCCTCGTCTTTGCTTTCCTTGTATTTCAGGACTTCATCAATTCTAATGTCGTCCCAAACGCTTGAAGCGTACCTCTGCCATGTTAAATGACTAAATTTATTTACTTTAGGATCACCTTTAAATCCATGCCATTTCTTTTTAAACGTTTCATAATCTCCATATGTATCTTCGTGTTCAGGTAAAAAAGGTCTTGCACCAGAATAATGAGATAACCCATAAGGATGTTCTACTGGAACTTCATTTTCTCCTTTTTTCTTAAACACTAAAACATAATCAGGCATTGCCGTAAAACATTCTGTAGAATCTTCAACAATAAGTTTGTGCATTAAACTTCTAACCATTGTACGCATACGAACTTTTAAGGGTTCTTTCCAAATAGTAATTTGGTCTTTCCATGTGAACCCATACTTTTGATGTAGTTTAATTATTTCGGCTGGCAAATTCCACATATCACCAGTTTTTGAATCCTTAATATTAGTACAATGAACAGCGGTTATTCTACCCGGCTTTGTTAGTCTTGCAATTTCTTTTACTACAAAATCATAAGTTTCAATGAATTGTTCTTTTGTATCGCAGTTCGAGTGGTCATTAGGTGACGAACTGTAATTATATAAACCTGCAAAGGGAGGAGAATAAACAGACATGTCTATTGAATTGTCTGGCATTCCTGCCATTACAAACATATTATCAGAGTTATAAATTGCGTAATCTTCGGTAATTAATTGTTGCTTTACATCCATGTTGGTAATTTTATTTTTTGATTAAATTGTTTATTTTTTATTTCAAACTTTGAATTAAGGCTAGTATTTAATTTAGTAAATAATTGATTTGCTTTTTCTGTTTTTGCTAAAAGAGAATCTAAAACTCTTTTCTGTCCATCGGAATAAACTAAATCGCATATTACTGGTTCAGTCCTTCCAAATCTCCAAAACCTTCTTATAGCTTGATAATATTGTTCGTATGAAAATGAAGGAAAGAATACAGTGTGTCCACAATGTTGCCAGTTTAATCCAAATCCTGTCATCTTTGCTTTTGTAATTAATTTTTTAATATCACCTTTTGCAAATGATAGAAGTATTTCTTCTTTTTTATCAATATTCATAGATCCAGTTATCTCGTATGAATCACTATCTAATTTTTTTAATAGTTCACTTTCTTTATTGAAGTTACACCAATAAACAGTAGTGTCATGTTTTGCGGCGATTTCAATAGCATTTTCACATCTTGATTCTATTGTTTGTCTTTGCTCAACTTTTATCTCTGTTAATCTTCTGGCAATTTGATTAAATAATTGTATTTGCCCGTCAACAACCAAATTATTAGGATTTTTTACAGAATGATAATTTGTTATTAATTCAGGCAAAATATGTCTTTCGTCACTGAATCCTAAATCAGAAGGCATACGCATTGATATTGACCAATTAGATACCCATTTAAAAAAGTCATCAGTAGCATGACCTTTTAAAATCCATTTTGTACCTATATTTTGTGGCTTAATAGTATCTTCATTATTTGTAAAAAATTTAGTTAACATATCAGTATAACCCAAATATCCAAGAGCTTCCGAACTTGTTCCCAACTCCACAAAATCATTAGGGCTAGGAGTAGCTGTAAATAGATATCGATACTTTACTTTCTTTAAAAAAGTAGTTATTTGTTGCTTTCTCGCACCGTCAAAGTTTTTAAGTATTGAACTTTCATCCAGTATAACACAATCAAAGTCATTAGGATTTAGATAGTGTAACCTTTCGTAGTTAATTAATATTATCTTTTTTGAATACTTACCGTCCTTTGTATGTTCAACATCTTCTATCCCGAACTTTTCAGACTCCCTTAAATGCTGATCGGCAACCGCCAAAGGAGTAATTATTAAAACAGGTTTGTTAGTGGCTCTAACGTAGTTGTGTGCAACTGTCAATTCGATTAACGTCTTACCCGTGCCAGTGTCTAGGAAGTTAGCATAACGCCCTTTTTTAATTGTCAGTTCGGTTACATACTTTTGAAAATCAAACATTCCATCGGGATAGAATGTCGGATTAATTCCGTAGTCGATTGATGAATGTTGTTTAGTTTTTAAAAATTCTTTATAATTCATAAGTTTATTTGTAGTCGGTACATTTTACTGATTTGTTTTTCTCGTACCAAAATTTAAAACTGCAATCTTTCTTTTTGCATTTATTACATTTATACATACTGCAATTACGTAATTCGTTTTTATTCTAACAATGACTTATGTCAGCTTTTGAATTTCTTTGTTTAATTCTTTTAGTAATAGTTCCTTTTCAAATGGATGTAATTTAGATGTGGAATTAGCCTTTATCCTTAACAGTGTATGCCATTGTTCACTTCTCTCATTAATAATCCATTCAGTGAATATAGTAGGCGTTCCGTGTGCTGAAAACTTACTATTTAAAATATGATGAGAAGCACAAAGACTTATCCCGTTGTCAGTGTCCCACCTAGTAGCTCGGTTTACTCTTGTGAATATGTGATGAGAATTTAAAGAGCTTCTACTTCCACAATACTCACAACAATTATTAGCTTTAAGTTTAACTAGTAAACTCCATGCCGTATCTAATTTCCCATCCAATCCTTTTAATTTTTTCATAGTTGTGATTTTTCTACTTTACAAAAACGGCACTTCCATATATTTATAGCAGCCATGAGTTCAGCCGCTTTTATGATTCCTTTGGTATCTTTCCTTCTCCCTTGTAGCACTAATGTTATATAAGCCTTATGACAGCCGAATTGTTCTGAAAGTAATATCTGACCTCCCGATGGTAGGTTGTTGCATATGTCCCACCTGTCGATCCTTGGCTTATAGTAAGAGTGATTCATTAACTATTTAGGGCAATACCACCCAATCCATTCACCGCCTTGATATAAATCATCGGTGTAAGTATTTGTATTTACTGCGTGCTCGTTCGCTTCTTTTTTCTCATCGTAATTAAATACTTTAGTTCTACCTGATTTGATACTTTTTTCTAGGTTTTTACCTCTTGCGTTTCTGCGTGGTTTCTTTTCTTCTTTCATGTTATAGATATTGTTTATGTTTATCAATCTCGTTCTGTATGTGGTCTAGAAATGCTTGGTCGGTTGCTTCAGGTAACTTAATACCCAACTTAACATGAGCGAAGTCTTTAAACCGTTCTATTGCCGTAGTCATTTCCTTAGTGTCTAAGTCTGCACTGCTTCTCCACTCGACCCTAGATTTTCCGTTCTTTGGATTCTTGCGATATGTTTTAAATATGGAAAGATTAACCCACTCCTTGAAAATGTCCTGCTTTGTGAACTCAAAAGTCTCTCCGTACTCAATAGCGAAATAGTTAATCAGAAGGTGCAAATAAGAATTTTGAGGGGTTGTTCGTTTGCCCCGTTTCTCTGTCTGTTCAATTCTCTTTTTCTTTGAAATAAACCACTTTAAACGATCCATTGCCTTTATACAGTCTATTTCATTCTCAAAGTTGTAAATCATGGTAAAAGGTGTTTTTCATGAACATTGCCGATAACTTCCATTTCTTTCATCGCCCTAAGTGCCATGCCCTTTGCCCCAAAACAACCCATGTCAAACTCAACTATACAATATATTTTATCTATTTTCATAACTTCGTTTTGGATTGCATCGCCTGAATAAATATCTTTCCCGTTCTTGTCTGTCAGTCCTGTAAACTGAACTATTGTGTCTGGATTAACTTCATAACTATCAGGGCTATCCACATTTTCGTCATTAAATATGTGGGTAAAATCATAAGTAGGCATTCCGTAAATCCATTCCCTACTATATTTTTTAAGTCCGCGAAACTTTATCTCTCTACTCATAGCTTTAATATTTCTGTAAAAGTACAACCCATGACCCATATTTTTCATGATATAAGTCATGGATTTGAATTAATTTCTAAAAAGGAAGTGGCTCGTCTCCTTCTTGCAATGGCGGCACGTCTTCAAATTCCTTCGGCAAGTCTCCGGTAGCTTCTAAGTGTTCATTCTGCTGAACTTCTCCGGCTGTTATTTTCCAAGCGTTCACATTATGAAACCACTTACCATTGTATTCTCTGCTTTCAAGATTGAAAGAAACATCCACCAATTGACCTTCACTAATTTTCATTAATAAATCTATCTTATCGCCAAATAAAGTGAATGCAACCTTTTTAGGATATTGGTCTTCTGTCGTTTCAATAACGAAATCTTTCTTCTTCCATTCCTTTCCGGCTTTGCTTGTGCCGCTTTCTTCTTGGAGTATGTGTATTACTACTCCTTTAATTGTTAAACTTTCACTCATTTATTTTAATATTACGACTACTTGTGTAGTACTTGTTTTTATAGGTGCAAATAATTGAACGCCATTACCATCATAAAATTCTTTAGTAGTATCAATGGCTTTTAATAATGTTTCTCTTTTTTTGCGTTCTTCGGTAAGCTCTTTTAAGTCATTGGTTATTTGTTCAAGCTCCGAATCGTTGCAGTTTTTGAAATCATACTTAACCCCGACCTCTTTAACTTGAAACTTAGCATTGCCTTTTTCGAATGATTTAGACCTGTATTTTTCAGCCTCTTCAAGTATCACATCTTTTATAAGGTGGTCAGCTTTTAATGCCTTAAACAGTTGTTCTAACGCGCTGACAGTTGCAGCAAATTGCAAAGGCTCTACCTCTCCATTCAATACACTTTCTTTAATTAAACGAGTGTAGTCTTTTACCTGTTCTTTAGTTTCAGGTAAGTTTTTAAAAATGTTAATTGCTGATTCCATAATTATTCTATTACTCCGTTGTCTGTTAAAATCTTTTTTCTTTTACCCAACTCAGATTTGAAATCTTCATTCAAATGAAGTTCTTTGTTAGCATGCCATAATTTATTAAGGTCTGCCTGCGTGTTCCCTTTTCTGATTACGCTCAATAGACTTGGAGATAATGGCTGTGGCTTTTTAGGTGCAATACCATTGCCGCTAATATTGCCTTTAAACATATCTATACCAATCTCAAAGTAAGATGCTATTTTGCTCTGACAATCAGTAACTGCTGACTTGAACCCGTCTGCAATTTCAGTATTTGTTCCTGATGTTTTATGCCCTCCGAATTGCTTTGGTGTTATCGCTTCAAAATCAATACTTTTAAATTCACCCTGAACTAATACATAGTCGGCAGTACGTTCTATGATTTCAATATCAATAGTCCATCTACCAACCCCAAATACATCATTTAAACGCTCAGTAACATACATAGCTTTCAATGTAGTTAAGAACGTTTTTGTTGGGTGTTTCTTATACGCCTCTTTTGGAAAATCAGCCCTAAGAGCTATTCTCATTTCACTTGTAATTTTGGTCTTTTCCATTTCGTTTAAATTATATAATTATTATCCTCTTCATTAAAATCAAAGCTAAATACAACCCATTTAAGCCATAGTCTAGCAACTGTGAATAAAACAGTGCTAACTATGAACCAAAGGGAAATAAATAGTATTAGTATGTTAATCATAGGTTAGAGTTAAATCAATCCCGTTCTCGGTAACTGTGTACCAACCATCTTCCTCACAGTTCGTAACGTTTAATTCCATCATAACTTTATAGTTCTCAAATGCGTGACAGTGCATTCTGATTTTTGATCCAATACAATGTGGGTGTGCGTAGATAGTTATAGCAGAAGATACAATATCATACTTCTCAATAAACTCCAATGCTGTTTTAAATAGTTTCTTTTCCATAATCTTAGTTTTATAATGAATAAATTTCGTCACAATCTTTACAGTAGTAATACTCTTTGCCGTTGTTAGAATTGTAGTGAGAATGCACTTTTCTGTCTGATCCGCATTCCGGGCAAACTTCTTCTGTGTTATCTTCTGATAAGTCTGAATATTCGTAAATCATAATAGTTTAATTTTACTCAACGCTTCTTATTCTGTTTAAAAACTTAGTTGCATGTTCTACGGATCTTCTAATAGAAAACTCGTGAGCATCCTTATTATTAAATGCCATATCGTCAATATCAGTAATCAGGTTTTCAACCAATGAAGTTAATTCTTCTAGATTTTTAAATCTGTCATTGTCTGTATTGGTTTCTCCTACTGGGTTGATTTTCCCAATCAGCTGTTTTACAATTTTGTGATAATCCATAATTTTTATTTTTATGCAATTTAGTTATTAAGGTTGTGTTTTTATATGATTAAAATCATGCTTTAATACCAACCATCATCATGATAACATTTTTCAATAAACCCAAGATGTGGATTATTCTTGCTAAATTCCATTATTCTTTTATTAAACCTTTCAGATTGTATCTTCATCGTTTTTTCGATAGTTAATACTTTTTGAGACACTTCCTCCACTGATGGATTACAAGTGCCTTCGGACCTTAATACTCCATGTGCTAATCTACGCATTCCCTTTTTAGACATTGGATGTATTTTTTAGTTCATGAAATATTTTAATTAACCTATCGTCTAAAAATAACAAGCAGGCTATATTATTTTTAACAATGGCGGTATCTAATCGTTCAATAAAAAAAGGGCAATTAGATTTATCTCTAAAATCCTTAATAGTTTTTATTTGATTGCCTATTGACATTTGAATAAAAGAATCTACTTTCATGTTGTTTTTAATTATACTGTAAATATATAGGTTAGTTAAAATACAAACAATGACTTTAATCATGTTTAAGTATTTAGTTTAATCTACTACCTAGAAATGTATCTTTTTAAGCTAAGGTTACACTAATCCTAATAATGATGTTACTCAGATTAGTATAACCCGCGAGAATCTACCTTTGAAATTGTAGTGCTTTCGTCGCTTCGACTAAATAGACTTACAACTATTTAGCTTACGGCATTCGTTTTAGCCTTGTAAGAGCCGTATGGTTTCTCCTCGTCCATCTTATACTCGGATAGTGCTGTCCCAATCCCCGCAGTAGCACACTTAGTCTGGTTGCTGCTAAATCATTTCATCCTCCTACCAAACGCAAAAAACCACCTCCGAAATGAATCGAAGATGGTTTATATATGATGTACCTAGACTTTCCTCTGAAAGTAAAGATTTAACTATTACAATACTGGCAATCTCAAGATACATCATAGGACAAATGTAGTATTATTTATTTAGACGGGCAAATTAAAGTTCCTTACATGCCGTAATAATTATAGGATCTTGGTATGTGCCTATCGATACGCATGATACGAAATAACCGTCTTTGTTTATTTTATCACCACTTTCCAATAACTCGTGAAACATCGCGTTTATGACATCGTATTCACGCTTAGAACTACAATGTATCTCTATGTCAAAGAGATCATACTTCGACTTATCGTTATTGACCATCTTCATAATTCTAACGACAATAAACCACGTAATAAATGCAGCAGCAGCCCACGAGTAAATCGTATAAAATATTTCCATTAGTGTCATAATAATGTATTTATTTAAGTTTTAAAAAGTAACGAAATCTTATTGAGGTGTGCAAGTTAATCTAGGATATTGTCTACCCATTCTTTGTTTAACTTAAACCACCAAGGCAATAGTAAATATAATAAATATCCAATAACTATAATTAATAACCCCCATAAGAAAAAATAAAAACTATACCAATTAAAATCAAGGCACATACGAATATGAGCTTCGCTAAACAGCATAGAAATATAATATCCACCCCTAGAAATTAATAAATATATTGCTACTGTTCCGGCAATTTCTAAAACTTTAAACAAAACGAATAATAATAATTTTTTCATAATATTTAATTTGAATAATGTAATTTATATAATCGAATACCACCCTCAACCTTCTCAGTGGTTACTTTCTTGCCTTCCTCCCATTCCTTGCGCTTGGCTGAACTTACTAAAGCTATTTTCTTATTAGCTGATACTTCAGAGCCTCGCGCCCAGTTGTCAACTGCTAGATTAATTGATTTTATTGTGTCTTTTCTTTTTCGTGGCATTTTATAAAGTATTTTTATTGATTGCTAAACCGGATTTGATAAATTTATTAAAGTCAATGTGGTTTTTACACATTACACTGTATGTCTCTAGACTTATTTCTTCCAGTTCAATACGGTCACTTTCTAAATCCCATATTTCATTGATAACTTTCATACTACAATTAAGTAGTTTCATCGCTTCACCTGCTGTAACTTTTCCGCAATATTCGGACAGTGGGTGCAGGATAAGCCTATGGTCGCCTTTTAGCCAATCGTATAAATTATCCACAGATAAAGTGTAGGTAGTAGTTTTGCGTAAAAATGTACTATTTGCTTTCAATTTATACGGCAAATAAGCCGCCAAGTGTTCTAATTTTAATTTCATGATTATTTATTTTTAAGTCTATATCTAATGTAAAATATAAAACAAACCAATATACCCAGAAAGATAAAAAACTCTTTTAGGTTTAGAAATGCCATATCTACAAGGTGGGTGATTATACTCTCCCCAAATAGAGCCGTTAAGATTATGGCTGCAAAAATAACGTAGTGAAATGGTTTAACTTTTTTCATAATACTAATTTATAGGTTTATAATTATTTACAATTACATTCAATCCTAAAAAGAATAATATACTTAATCCGCTTATGATTGTCATTGCTTCATATTTAAAAGCAATCCCAACGCATAATATTATAAATGAAAGAAAGAATGCGAATGCCGAGATGTTAGATAACTTTTTCATTTTGTATTTTTTAGTTTATGAAATATCCTTTTCGTAATACTTTCAAATTATAAGTACTGGCTAATGATTCATCTGAATAACTTCTAAATATACAAATGATTAAACTTAGTTCCTGACCTTGCCAGTCTGATTTAAACCAATTGAATATTTCGTTTCGTGTAATCATATCGTTTATTGAAACATTGGCTTAAACCATGCTTGCGGTTCATTACTTATAATCCATTCTAAGCCTATCCTTTTAACTGACTGCTTCCATAGTGATATAATCATATTGGAATAGTCTGAAGATTCAGCATTGAGTTTAATATAATTACCTAGCTCATTTTTAGTATTAATTAGAACCTGAGTGGATTGGTCTTTACTCATTCCTAAACTTTCTAGATACTGTGATAAAACATTTATAACTTTCATATCGTTTAATTTTCAGCAAGTAACGGTTAATATTTTTAGTAAAACATGACTTTTATCATAATAGGGTAAATAAAGTATTTGTATTTTTGTGGGGTTACTAAATATTAAAACATGAAAAAACTAATTATTATTTTGATTGCGGTGATCGCAGTGAGTTGTGGAAATGAAAATGAACACAAGGTGCAAGGTGTAGATACATCTGCATTCCAAGTTGGAGACACGTTAGTACTTGACCGGAACAATGCCGGAGCCATGACGACGATTGATAAACTCATGCCTGAAGATAGTGTTATTATTGTTGGATTCATTACATCGACTGATTCAATACAGGAGTCTGATTTAATGCAATACATAAAAAGGCGAATACGTAGAATGCCGCCAACGTGGTTTAATGGGTTTGAATTTGAAGAGCTCCATAGAATAAGCGAAGAACAATATCTATTCAACATATCTTCTGGATCATACTATAAATTACACAGGGAAACTATAAAGGGCGAAATGTATGCAATACCTATGAATATCAGCGGCGTATTATATGCTGAAAAAACATTACTGATATGGGTTGAGAAAGGAGAAGTAAAAAGTTCATTCGATGGGATTAGTCAGGAAAATAAAAACGACATATTCCTGATATGGAAAATAAATATTACAATCAAGTGGGGTGAAATAGATTGGGTTGAGATTCGCGATTATAGGGGATTTTCATTAGATTCAATTATATAAATAAACAATAAGATGACTTTTATCATGAATAGTTTAAATTATTATTCGTAAATTTGAGTCACTTTAATACAATACGTATTTATTAACGCCGGACTAATAGGCATAAAGACAACGAATTATGAATCGGTGATTAAACATCACAAAACAAAAGAAAAAAGCGAAAGCAACTGATTAAATTTAGTTGCTTTTTTTATGTCATTTAAATAGCGTACATTTGAGATGAGGTTTTTTCATAATGTTTAAGTTTATTTCATAAGTTTAGGTTTAGTTTTCAAAAGTCAGGTATCATTATCTGGCTTTTGTTTAATCCACTATAAATAACTAACTTGCAAGACATGGTTAAAACAATTTCATACGAAGAACTAAGCATAGCAATAAGCATATCAATAATGTTTTTGTGTGATAAGTTAATGAACGGGGCTGAAATGCCGGATTACTTAATGAACTAAAATGGCATCTTACACAGAACAACAAAGAATAGAACTACTTAATACTATTTGCGATGAAATTGCAGAGGGTAGGTCTTTGAGGAAAGTGTTGTTAGATGAAGGAATGCCAGATAGAACAACTTTCTTTAAATGGATTGATGACAATAAAGAAAGAATCAACCAATACACCCGCGCGTGTGAGGCTAGAGCAGATTTAATATTTGATGAAACGTTTGAAATCGCAGACAATACAATTGAAGGAACTGTAATTGAAACAGATGATTCCGGCAGAACCAAGGAGAAGAAAGGCGATATGTTGGGGCATAGAAAATTGCAGATAGATACAAGGAGATGGGCGTTATCTAAGATGCAGCCTAAGAAGTATGGCGATAAGTTAGACCTATCAAGTGATGACGGTTCTATGACTCCACAAACCAACATTATAACAACACTAACACCGGAACAATTAAAAGAAGCACTAAATAAATGATCCTTACCACATCATTCAATAAGATAGCTAATCTAACAGGACGAATAAGGATCGCTCAGGGTAGCTCATCGGCTTCAAAAACATTCTCAATACTTCAAAAACTAATACTACAAGCTACTGAATCAACAGAGGCCAAGTTGGTTTCAATTGTAACTGATACACTACCAAACATTGAGAAAGGTGCTTACAGGGATTATAAAAACATTCTGGCAAGCGATAAGATGACCGACACCGGAACAAAGAAGCCAATCGAAAGGCAAATAGGTAATTGGACATTTGAGTTCTTCGGCTTAGATGATGAAACAAAGGCCAGAGGGGGCAGGCGTGACATTCTATTTATAAACGAGGCTAACCGCGTTAAATGGGAAACAGCCCGGCAATTAGTAATGAGAACGCGCGAAACTGTTTATCTTGATTATAATCCAGATGCTGAATTTTGGGCGCACGAGAGGTACAAGGGAAAGAAAGATACTTCATTCTGTATTGTAACCTACAAAGACAATGAGGCGTGTCCACAGGCCGCAATAGATGAGATAGAATCTTATAAAATAACGGATCCTGAATGGTATAAGGTTTACGGCCTTGGTATAGTCGGGAACTTATACGCTGGTAAGGTGTTTCGTAATTGGGAGCAGTTAGATGTATTCCCAAATATAGACTATTGGTACGGCTTAGACTTTGGGTTCTCAAACGATCCCACGGCAGTAGTTAGAGTTGCTAAAGAAAATAATAGTATCTTTGTTGATGAAATATTGTATCAAATTGAATTAACAAACGCGGATATTGCTAAGATGTTAAAGCAAAGAGGCTACAAGGGTGAGTTGATTATATGTGATAGTGCAGAGCCTAAGAGTATTCAAGAACTGAAGCTATTAGGTATTAACGCTATTCCGGCAGATAAGAAGCCGGGAAGCATAATGGAAGGGATTGACTATTTAAAACGTCATAATGTTTTATTGACTCGGAACAGTTCTAACCTTTTGACAGAATATAAGCATTATAAGTGGCAAAAAGACAGAGACGGCAAATTCTTGAACAAACCAGTTGATATGTTTAATCATGGTATTGACGCTTTGAGATACGCTTTTAGTCTTGGATTAAGGAACGAACAGAAAGAGGAATCATTATTTATAAAACAATGTGGATAACAGAATTATTTAAAAAGAAACAATTCGAGCCTTTAGACGACAAGTATCTGGACGCATTGTTTAGAAATTTACTGAGAGCCGGAAATCTATTAGAAATTAATGATAACGCACAATCATACATCGTGGACGGTTATCAAGGTAATGCTGATATCTATTCGATCATTCGTAGACATATCACAATGTCAACACAGGCCAAGCTAACTCTAAAGCAAAAGATGAAAGATGGCAGTGTGGAAGATGTTGTTGATCATGAATTGAATAAGTTCCTGTTAGTTGCTAATCCACAGATGACAATGGCAGAGTTTCGCGAGGCTTATGGTGTTTATCTATTAGCCACAGGTGATAGTTTCTGGTATAAACCAACACTTGAAAGCGGATTGAATGTGGGTAAGACTAATGAGATATATGTATTGCCGGCCAATGACATTGAGATCATTCAAGGAAACAGCAAGATAACGGCTCCGGTTGCAGGATATAAGCTAATAAGCTCAACAGTTCCGTTTAAGCCAGAAGAGGTATATCATTCCAAATATTTCAATCCACTTATATACACTAATGAAACGTTGTTCGGACAAAGTCCTATAATGGCGGCTAAAGATATTTTATCAAAGCAAATACAAGCGGCAAAGACCGAGGCTAAGCAAATGGAGAATCAGGGGCCAGCTTATTTGATATTCCGAAAAGGTCAGGAGATGTGGAATAACCTGTCTGATCCACAAAAGACAAATCTTGAAAAGGAATTAAACACCGTAGCTAAACGAGGCAAGCAGGGCGGTGCTATGGTGATGAAAGATGAGTTCGGACTTGAACGTTTAGGATTAAGTCCGGCAGATTTAAAGATAATTGAATCTACTCAGGACGGTAGACGTATTCTGTGTAATGTTTATATGATGCCAGTAGCTTTGTTTAATGATCCTGAAGGTTCAACATATAATAACGTAGTAGAGGCTAGGAAAGCAGCATGGACAGACGCGCTTATCCCTTTTAATAATAAGTTCACTAACGACTTAAACGCGGCATTGATAGCACCTGTTCCTGAATACGTTAAAGGCGGTTATTTTTATTCAATGGACTATTCAGATGTTGAGGAATTACAAACAGGAATAGGCAAAAAGGTTGATTGGATGGTTAAAGCTAAATGGACAGGCAACGAGATAAGAGTAGCCACCGGAAAAGATAAAGTCGAAGCTGAGGGAATGGATGAGCCTATCTTTAATCAGTCTGATGTATTGGCTAGTGAATTGAGTTTAGATACAAGTTTAGAGAATAAGAATCATGGGGATTATAAACAATTAAATAATTAGTTATGGCAACAATAGTAGACGCATACGATCTATCTGGAGGTGATACTTTATCGCTAGAGGTAGTAAACCCTGTAAATTTGAGAATACAGTGTGAGGTGACAGGATCAACACAGCCTACACAGGCAATTTATTTAACTATGCAAACCGATGATGGAACGGCGTATGTTAATCTGAATGATTCAATAGGTGATGTGATTAAGTATGGGATATCTGGTAATTCAAAAATTAGTAAGAACCACTACGGAATTAACAGTGTTAGTTTAAAGGTAAAAGTTGAGGCAGAGAATGCCGACGGTTTATTAACAATCACTACACACGAATCGTAATGATATCCGGTAAATTAATAGGAAAGAGAGTTGGGAGGTATTGCGGCAAGATGGGCGACAACTATTTAGTTGAAAGTCTTCGGGCTGACTTATTCGCCCGCTACTTCAACGTAACCCCACCTTACGCGCCCGATGGGGTAACTCTATTGGACACAATAACGGGAGGATATCCGTTTAATATCATTAAACAGAATTGTGTAATTGGAGATGGTACAGCAAAACTAACCTTTGCAAGTTTACCGGCCTACGATTTAATTACAATCGAAGCTGATGGAGTAGAGACAGCGATAAGTTTAACAGCTTTGGAATATGTGCTTTTAAATACTACTCTATACAATAAAGTAATATTTAAAAATGCAAGTGTAGTTGTAGAGAAATTTAATCTAAATGAATACGACAGCACTAAAACCGTTCCTACAATTAAGAGCTTCTATGGAGTTAAACAAAGTGGGGCAACTTGTGTATTAACTGATGATACTGCCAACATATCAAAGGCTGATGGACTTTCTAGTAACTTCGAGAAGGGGTTTAATTGGGGGGTTGTTAGTGATGGAGTGGATGATTATATTGATTTAACGAATATACGTATTCCTGCTACTGATGATTTTGAATTAGAAATGAACATGGTTAGACTTACTACAGCTTCAAATGTAACAATCATATCCCAATATACAGCAGGAGAGACAGGTAGATTTTTATTGAATCTAGGCAGTAGTAATAGGATTACGGTAACACTTGGTTTATCATACAATTCGCCAATTGAATCACTGAAACCGCTAGTACCTTACAATATAAAACTAAGACGTAGTTTGGGAAATATTGAGGTATTGATTGATGATGTTATAGTAATATCTTTTGTTAGTTCATTAATTTATCAACGAGATTTAGTAGTGTTTAATGCTATTGGACTAAGTTCATTTTCCAACATTGTTGTAGAAGATATTAAACTAACAATAGGAGCGACAGCATTTAAGGCAACTGCACAGTCAGATGGAACACTAAAAGACCAAAACGGAACAATCTACACCAATCAAGGCACAGGAGACTTAGCAACAGTATATATCCCAGCCTCAGAAATAACCCCAACAGAAGACATAGCAGGGGTAACACTACAGCAGAAATCGGGCAACAGTCAAAACGAGAACTACATCAAGCCAAGCACGAATGCCGTTGAGTGGACAAGCAGGGATGATAAGTTTTTAAATAGTGTAGCTGGTGAATTACCTTTCTTTGTCGCAACAGTAGCACAAGAGATAGAACTTGCAGCGATAGCCGGAATAAACGAGGGTAATTCAATAACGATAGTCGGAGGTGATATTAAGGATATAAAACTGAAAGTATGAGAGTAATACCATTCATATTAATATTCTTACCATTTATTGCAATGGCACAATTAAAACCAATTGCAGAATTGGAATTTGGGTATGCTGACAAGGTTGTTAGATTAACTGAGTTAAACCATATATCGCCAAAGATCAATAAGCAAAGTACTTACACCAATATAGTGATAGGCGCAACATGGAAAGGTATTGAAGCTACGTTCGAGAACGAAACGTATATAGACTTCAACGAGGGGACTTTTAAACCTTGGCTTGCGGATTACACCTTTAATTTGAATTACGAATATAAAGGTATCGTATTAGGCTATAAACATAATTGTATTCACATGATAAAGAATCGTACAAATTATTATGAGAATGTAATCTATTCCGGCGGTTACGATAAGTTTTATTTAAAATATAAGTTTTTTTAAATTAAATAAATGGAGATTATAAATAACATTAAGAATTGGTTAGGTATTGAATCAGATTTAAGTATGCCAATGGAAAGGCCGAAGCCGAAACATAGACCAATAAGTACTGCGGAAATAGAAGAGTGTTTAAAAAGGCAATTAAATAAAAACGGATATGTGGTTAATTAATAGAATAGCACTTTTAATCTTAACTATGATAAGTGTCATAATTTTATTAACTTTGGCTATTGTAAGTCCGAAGTGGTATAGTGTTTATCTGGCTTACATAACTGATAAAGTGTTTAAGTTTATTTATGGCACGAAAGAGCAGATTTGAAAGACGAATAATAAGGACTCGGAATAAGTTAGAAAAGCGAGGACAAACGATGGCTTTTAATGCTATCAAAAAACAATATAAAGCGGTCTTTGACATGGTTGATAATATGTTGCCTGTTTCGTTGCTTGATAATATCAATCAGTTCGTACAGGAAGCACCAGTTAAGCAGTTCATGTTCGACTATTACCCGATGTTTAATACTATAGGGCTAATGTATCGGAACGAGGCTCTAAGCACTAAGACGGCTGAAGATGATTTCTATGAAAGTGTTTTCATGGATAAGCTGAGACAGTTTGGACTAATCGAAACCGGATCACGAATAACAAGCATAACTGAAACGAGTGAAAGATTTATAAGGGGTGCAGTTGAAAGTGCGATAACACAAGCCACTGAGCAAGGGTTGGGAATAGACAAGACAAGCCGATTGATTAGAACGTTCTTACAGGATAGTATGGGAGACATCGGACGCAGTAGGTCTAAAATGATTGCACAAACTGAAATGATAATCGGAAGCAATCAAGCGAGTCAGGAGGGCATAGAGTCAACAGGATTAAATTATAGAAAGTTTTGGAGTACTTCAGGACTTAAAAATATTAGGAATAGTCACATATTTGCACAAGAGAACTATCCTAAGGGATTGCCGAAAGATGGCGTGTTTGATATGGGTAACGGCAACATTATGAGATTTGTCGGTGATCCGCAAGGAGTAGCAGCAGAGGTTATAAATTGCAGATGCACTACTCTTTATGAAGTTATTTGAAATAAGTAGAAAGCACCGTTGGAATTGAACCAACGCGTACCCGTTATTAATGGGATGCTCTAATCACTGAGCTAGATGCTTTCATAGGACAAATATAAAGCAAGAATATTAATATAAACATGATAAAAGTCATGAATAAAGAATTAAAACATAAATAGTATATTTAAAAAGCATCGGGGTTTTTACTTGGCGGTTTGCCCCTTTGCTTTAAAAAATAAAGCCGCCATTATTAAATCGCCAAGAAATGAAAGAAGTTTGGAAAGACATTGAAAATTATGAAGGATTGTATCAAGTTAGTAGTATTGGAAGAATCAAAAGTCTGGAGAGAACAGTTTACGCAGGAAGCGGGAGAACAAGGATTCAACGCGAAAGACTTTTAACGAATTCAATTAATGATAACGGATATTATAGAGTTAATTTATGGAGGAACAATATTTTTAAGGTTAGGAAAGTTCACAGACTGCAAATGGAAGCATTCGTTCCAAATCCTGAAAATAAGAGAACAGTCAACCATAAGAACGGAATAAAAACAGATAATAGATTGTGTAATATGGAATGGGCAACTCACAGTGAAAATAATCAACATGCATGGGATAACGGATTAAATAAAAAGCATAGATATGAAAAAGGAATTAAAATTTCTTAATATACCGATAGAAACAAAGGAAGATGCCAATGGTGAATTAATAATCACTGGACACGGAGCAGTCAAAAACAACATTGACAGCTACAAGGACGTGATTGTAGACGGTGCATTTACCAAGACTATTAAAGAGCAAGGTGATCGCATTGCGTTCTGCTTACAACACGACATTAGAAACCCTATCGGAAAGATATTGGAGATTAAGGAAGATGAGAAAGGTTTATTCCTTCGGGTTAAAATATCGGATGCTGAAGGAGGTATTAAGATAAAAGTTAAAGAGGGTATTTTAAAAGAACTGTCAATCGGCTATTCTGTTATTCAGGCAGAGAAAGGAGAGAAGGACGGTAAAGACGTTCTATTTCTGCAACAAATCAAACTTTATGAAGTTAGTTTGGTAACACTAGCCGCCAATCCTTTAGCGATTATAGAAGGAATGAAAGCAGACGGTCAAAGTAATAAGGACGTTATAGAAGCTGAATTTGATAGCCTGTTAGCGATTGAAAGGAACAACGAAAAGAAATACGAGATAATGAAGTTAAAGGCACTTGTGATGAGTTTGCCGTTGAAGTCCACACCCACTCAATTTACTGTAGAATTAAAAGGTAAAGACCTTTTGGCAGTACTTGACCCGGGCAAAGATAGATACACGATTAAGGACAAGCCGCAATTAACGAAAGAAGATTATTTAGAAATATTAAAGTAATAACAAAATGGAGAAAGAATTAAAAGACGCTTTGGTAGAGCACAAAGAAGCCATTGTGGTAATGGTAGAAGAATTAAAGACTGCCGCGGGTGATGACAAAACAGCACTCGAGCTTCAATTGACTGAAGCAAAGACAGCACGCGACACGATGCAAACGCAATTAGACCAGATTGCCACCGATCAAAAGAATGCTAGATTAGACATTCAGAAGAAAGATGAGAAGCACGAAACTTTCGAGGAGTCAATGGGCAAACTTTTAAACTCAGATGAGTTCAAGGCTGCTAAGACGAAAGGATTTCCAGCGGGTAGTAATAAGTTTGAGGTTAAGGTTGATACTTCAGTAGTTACCGGAGACGTAAACAGAACGCGTCAGAACTTAACAATTGGGTTTGCACCTGAAAATCAATTGGCATTTATTGCTAATATGAGTCAGATGTTCATTGACCAAGATAAAAATCGTGTGCTTTGGGTAGATGGTGCTTACACTTCTAATGTAGGTTATGTAAGTGAGGGTACAGGACAAGCAACCGCAGACGGTGGAACAGCTGTTGAGAAATACAGGGAAATGTCCAAGATTTCGGCTAAGCTTCCTTTGACTACTGAAATGTTGGAAGATGAAAACTATGTGGCTTCGGCATTCCGGTCTAAAATGTCTGAGAAATCAGCGTTATTTACCGACGGCGAAGCTTATGACGGTGACGGTTCGGACGGTGGAGAACCGAAACACATTTATGGTATCAAAGGTCATGCAACCGCGTTTAGTGCTGCAACGTCTGGGACTGCAACGTCTGTTGTAGATGCTAATATTGGAGACTTAGTTGATGCTATGATCCTACAAGCAGAGAAAGCCAACTTTAGAACATCTAATGTTCTATGGATGAATCCGAGTGATTTCTTCAGCTTTAAAACTGCGAAAGACGACAATGGCAATTACCTTTTTGTTAAAGAGGTAAACGGTCAGTACTCAATTCAAGGGTTGAGGGTTATTCGTTCGAATCGTGTTACCGTTGGGGATATGCTTTTAGCTGATACTTCAAAGCTTCAGTACTGGACTAAGAGACGTGCTGAATTGAAATTCTCACAAATGAACGGAACTAACTTCGTTGATGATGTATGGACAGCAGTTATGTTTGTTCGCTCTCAAGTTGTTGTTGAAACATTTGATAAGTTATCATTGATTTTTGTTGATGATATTGATGCCGCGATTACTTCAATCACTAAAGTATAATATTATGAAAAAGTTAGTATTATTTTTAGGACTGGTTTTGTTTGCTGTTGTAGCAATGGCACAAGCAAGCAATGGAGTAGTAGCATTTGACACAATCTTATCTACGGACGCTGAAACGGTTTATCAGATTATCGACACACCGAATCCAATTACTAGAAATTATTCAGTAGCGATAGTTTCTATTCCGAATAACGTAAGTGGAACGGCAACGGTTACGGCTATGCCACAAGGCTCTTTAGACAATGTGAATTTCTTTGATTTGGAAGCCGCTGTAACAACTATTAATACTGCCGGAACGATAACTGTTACCGGATGGGAGTACGATGCTGCACCTTGGATTTACTACAGAATAGAACTGGTAAGTACAGGAACGGGGGTCACTGATCATGATGCACAATTAGGATTGAAACGATTATAAAGCGTATATGGTGAAAGGGTGGTTCGATTCCACCCTACGCACGAAACAGCACGAAAGTGCATAAAACAATTATCATGAAAGTTAGAAAATTTGAAGTAATCAAAGTTTATCATGGAATCAAAGTAGGTAAGAAAGTAGGTTGTAGGTCTGAGGTAACGATCAAGAAAATGGTTGATCAAGGATTTTGGAAAGAAGTTAAATCTACTAACGAAAAGTAATTATCATGAAAAATAGAACAGAAAAAGAGGTTAGAGAATTTAGAGTTTCCAAAGATTATTGTGGAATCAAAAAGGGCGAAGAGGTAAAGTCCAACAATCCTATCACACAAAGAAAGATGATTAAAAAAGGTCTTTGGATTGATGAAAAAGGGGCGGCAATTGAAGAGCAAAGAAAAGTCGACGAATTAGAACGCGTAAGACTAGAAGAGGAAACAATTGAAACCGCAAGGTTGAAAGATATCGAAGACAAAGAAGTTCGGGAAGACAATGTACGACTAAAATCAGAACTGGAAGGAAAAGTAAAAGAAGTTGATGGATTGAAAGAGAAAATAACTACTGATACAATCAAAATGAAAGCCGACATTGACAAAGAGAAAGCAAAAACCGTAAAGGCAGAGGGTAACGAAAAGGCTGCAATTAAAAGGGCTGAGAAAGCAGAAAAAGAAGCGACTAAAAACAAAGCTATCGGAAACGCACTGGATAATAAATAAGTCATGGATATTCGCTATTCAGCAATAACAGGAACTGAGCCACTAACCCCGGCAGAGGTAAAATCATGGTTAAAAGTTGATTTCGATACGGAAGATACTTTGATTACTTCGCTTATAACTCAGGTGAGAGAATTGGCAGAGGAAGCCGCCGGATTAGCGTTAATAGCCAAAACTATTGAATACTACGAGAACGACAGGGATATTTTATGCGATTGGATTAAACTACCTTATCCGGTACACAATGAAATCACAGAGGTTAAGCTTGATGGGACCGGGTTAACGTCCGAGAGTTATTCAAAAACAGGATTAAACCAATTTTTGATAAAAGTAACCGGAACAACTACGGCAACCGATACGCTTAACGATAGTGGATTATTTGTAAAGTACACAACTAAAGATACAACCATTGCCGGAATTAAGTTAGCCATGTTGAAAGAGATCGCTGA